AAGGGAGGTTGATTTAACTGTAGGGAGAGCAGAAAATGTATTAGATAACATTGGGGCAATCGCTGGTCCTTTTGAAATTGGCCCTATTGATGAAGCTACTGACATCACTACAGAACAACAATTAATTAGCACATTTGGTAAACCAATTAGTACTGATGCACAGTATGAATATTGGATGAGTGCAGCATCTTTCCTTTCATATGGAGGAGTTCTTAAGGTTGTAAGAACTGATGATGATGATCTAGTTAACGCTAACGGTAGTAGAGATCATCAGACACAGAACACTAGTCTTAAGATCAAGAACTATGATGACTATGTAGCAAACTATGCTGGCGTAGGTCAGACATTTGGTTATGCTGCTAAGACACCTGGTACTTGGGCAAATAACCTTAAGGTTTGTGTGATTGACAATGCTGCAGACCAAGTTCTAGGAATAGGAACTACTGCTGGTATTAGTGTTGGAATGGGTGTTAGTGTTTCACTTACTAACCAAGTAATTGCTGGTCAAGGTGATACTTCAAACTTCACTGGACATCTTAAAGGTATTATTACTGGATTAGGTGCAACTACTATTGATGTTAAGATAACTCAAAGGGTTACTACTGCTGGAGTCTCAACTGATATAACTTATGCTCAAGGTGATCAAGCAAGAGCAATATTATCTGGAAATAATGTTAGTGTTATCAACTCATCTGAAGTTGGTGTAGCAACTGCTAAGATTGAAGGTGGTAACTATGCTAAAGACTGGTATGATGAACAGACACTTGGATTAACCAATTCTACTGTTTATTGGAAATCTATTTCTCCTAGACCACTTACTACACAGTGGGCAGAAGATAGATCATCTAAGAATGATGGTATCCATGTTGTAGTTGTAGATGATCTTGGAGATGTAACAGGTATACAGGGTAATATTCTTGAGAAGAATCTTAACCTTTCTAAGGCAACTGATGCAGTTTCTTCAGAGAATGCACCACAGAAGATATATTATAAGGATTATGTAGCACTTTACTCTAACTATGTTTATGCAGGAGATGATCCTTCTGATGGTTCAGATGGATTTAAAGCTGCATCAGACTTTAGTTCTGGATACACAGCTATTACTGCTGCTTCTGGTGGTTGGAATAGAAATGCACAGGGTATTACTTTCAATGTTATTGGAAATGACACCTACACATTAACTGATGGTAAAGATTATTCTTCTACTGGTGGTTTTACAGCAACTCTTGGAAATCTAATTACATCTTACAACTTATTCAAGAATAAGGATGAGATAGCAGTTGATTATCTAATTGGTGGTCCAGGTCTTGGTTCTAAAGAACATTCTCAAGCAAAAGCAAATAGACTAATCTCTATTGCTGGTGCAAGAAAAGATTGTATGGCAGTCATTTCACCTCATAGAGCAGATGTTGTAGATGTAACAAATACAGATACACAGACTGATAATGTAATCAAGTTCTACAGTTCACTATCATCTTCTTCATATGCAGTATTTGATACTGGATATAAGTACACATATGA